GTAGGCATACCATTTTGAAAAACGTCGACAAGCTCGTTCCCCTTTGGGGGAACGAGCTTGTACTTGTTTTTAGGGTAATTAGTAAGAAATTAAATTATAATGTTCATAATTTGTTTACAATATATTAAAAGATTATACACCAATTTTTCTGTCAATTTGGTATAATAATTACAAGAACAAAGAAAGAGAGGTTAAAATGAAAAATAAAATAATCAAGAGAATAGAAGAGAGAGGGGTGAGGCACACAATGCACTCTCAATATTTACAATTAGTTAAAACGCTAATACAATCAGCGCCGGACTTTAATGAATGCAGAGTTGAAACGTATATTGAACCTTCAATATCATCAACAATATTTTATATAAACGCTGATGGATATAAGCACATATTTAAAGCACCGTTCGGATTACTTGAGTCTTCACTCACAGCTAGTGCTTTAGCAGAAATCATAATTGATGAAGTAAAAGAATGGAGGGATAAGATAAATGAAGTTTAAAGAATTGCTTACCGTCCTTGACAATAAAACATATTTAAATATTGTGTCAGAGAATGGACAGTGGTTGTATGAAGGCAGCGTTATTTTTATTACATCTGATTTACTTGAAAGAAAAGTTAAATTAGTGGATGTTAAGCGTCCCTTCATAAATGAACTTTTTATTAAATTGGAGGATTAATAAATGAACATATATAATGTAATAGTTGTAACGACATTCGTTATGGTTGCGATAATAATGATTAGTCAATATATTGACAGTGAAGTACCAAGGGTATGTGATGTATTACAATTAATGAATATATTACCTTGCTATGAAATAAAAGCATTTAAAAATGGAAAGCGCATAAAGACTAGTGAATTGATACAACATATCAATAGTCCTGTTAAAGCTCACGAAATGAAAGACGGTATTCTTTACATAGAAATTTAATAGTTTTTTGAAAAAAGTACTTGACATTTCCTGACATATAGTGTAATATAATACTTGTAAGGGAGATACATCATATCAGAAATAACACTTGACTAGCAGTACCCAAGCTGAGGGGGTGGTGCAATCCCACCCACTAGTCTTTGCACCAATGGTGCAAGTTACAACAAGATACAACAAGTTACAACAAGTTACAAACCAAACTCATTACAAAAAACAAGGAGGATATTAAAATGAGAAAACCAAGCGTAACAAGAACAATCAGCACACTAAACATCACAGTATTAGGCATGGACACAGTTTCGTGCGAGCCTATGAACAAGACTTACCCAATTTATGCAAGTGAAGCGCCGAAAGATGAAGCTAAGTTGTTTAATTACATTCGTAAAATGTATGAAACAGATACCTTTAAAATCTCAGCAATCACAGACAAGACGGCAGTTACAAAAACATACACTATGCCATTAAGTAAGTACATTGAAGAAGCAGAGGAAGTAAAAACAGACAAAGTAGACAAAGCGGACACAGCACAGTAAAAATAGGAGGTTAATATCATGTTATCAAAGAAAGAATTATTTAACGCAAAGGCGTCATCACAGAAAATCGAGAAGGGATTACAGATTGATGTTGTTAATGTCGGCGAATATGCTGATACTGACAAGGACGGGAATCCCATAACAGTATCAGTGCTTGTTGATAAAGACGGAGGAGTTTTTACAAGCATTTCTAAGACTGTTAATGAAATGCTAGATATGCTTGAGGACATCATATCAGATGAGGGACATGCCATTATAGAGGTATGCGAGAATACATCCAATAGTGGTAGAAAATTTTACCAATTAATGATACTTTAATTATTTAGAGTATTTCTTAATAAAGGAGTGGGGGGTTTTTTACCCCCCTTTACTTATAAACATAGGAGGGATAAAGTGTATGAGTAAGACAACTAAGAAGACACAGCTCTTAAAGGAATATAATAAAGAGCGAAATCGAATTAAACGATTTATTAGAAATGCTGAGAAAAGAGGATATGTGTTTGAGCCCAATCTTCTTCCTCCTAAACCAAAAACTATCACAAGTGGATCAGTAAGAAGGCTATCAAAAATTCGACCTGCACAGCTTTATAACAAAGCATATGCCATCAGTGCAGTAACAGGACAGCCAATAACAGTTAAGCAGAGAAAAAGAGAAATAAGAGAAGAAGCTTCTAGGAAAGCATGGGAAACTAGGAGAAGAAAAAAAGACCAAGTGGAATATAATCGAATTAAGTCTAACAAAGAATGGCAACAGATGTTTCATACTTCAAAAATAGTATGGGATAAAGTACAGTCCATGATAGTAAACGTGGGTGTTCAACAATCCCAGTCAGCAGACTTGTTAAATAATCTTTTAAACTCAGAAATTGAAAAGTATGGCGCAGACACTGTTCTGTATTCCATAGCACAAGCAAGTGAGGATTTTTTATCAACTTGTGAAGTTATAATTAAATATCATCCAAGTAGTGCTGTATCAAGAACGGCCGTAGAACATTTATATGCGTTAATAAGTGGCAATTTACCAAGTAATGCAGAACAGGCAGAAATTGATAAAGCACTAGCTAACGATGAAATGTGGGAAGAAATATGAGAAAGCAAAAGAAATATATGGTGGGCGATTTTGAAACCACTGTATATGAAGGTCAAACTTTCACTGAAGTGTGGGCTTCGGCAGTTGTCGAGCTAGGCACAGAGGATGTTAAAATTCATCATTCAATTAGAGAGACATATAATTATCTATATAACTTAAAGCAGAATATTTGCATATATTATCATAACTTAAAGTTTGACGGTTCGTTTTGGCTATCATTCTTACTAACAGATTTGAAATATGAACAGAAACTTTATGTAAACCCCAATAATGATAGTGATGTGCACTTTTTAAAAGAAAAAGATTTAACGCCTAAATCTTTTGTGTATTCAATCTCAGACATGGGGCAATGGTATAGTATACTTATCAAGACACCATATGCAATGATTGAGATTAGAGATAGTTTGAAGCTCTTGCCGTTTTCAGTTGAACAAATTGGAAAAAGCTTTGAAACAAAGCATCGAAAATTAAATATGGAATATAAGGGTGTTAGATATGCAGGTTGTCCAATTACAGATGACGAAAAACGTTATATTGCTAACGATGTGTTGGTAGTTAAAGAAGCATTAGAAATTATGCAATCTGAGGGGCACTTAAAACTTACTATCGGTTCGTGCTGTCTCTCTGAATTTAAAACTACAGTTGACAAACAAGACTATCAAGCATTTTTTCCCGATTTAACACAGTTTAAATTAAACGCAGCTGAATATAAATACTCAAATGCAGACGAGTATATAAGACATTCATACAGGGGTGGATGGTGTTATTTAAAGAAGGGATGCGAAAACAGAATTTACACAGAGGGTATTACAGCAGACGTTAATAGCTTGTATCCATCTATGATGCACTCAGAAAGTGGAAATTATTATCCATACGGTAAGCCAGTTTTTTTCAAAGGTAAAATTCCAGCAAAATGTCTTACAGACCAATATTATTACTTTGTTCGTATTCGCACCCGTTTTTACTTGAAAGAAAATAAATTACCATTTATACAGATTAAAGGAAGCTTTTTCTATAAGGCTACTGAAATGCTTGAGACATCTGATATATATGATAAAGATACAGGAAATGTATGCACATGGTACAAAGATTTTGACGGAAATATTAAAAAAGCTATTGTTGAAATGGTACTTACTCAAACTGATTTTGAACTTTTACAAGAGCATTACAACCTTGTAGATTTTGAGTTATTGGACGGATGTTATTTTAGAACTATAACAGGAATTTTTGACGAGTATATTAATAAGTATAAGGAAATTAAACAAAACAGTAAAGGGGCAAGACGAACACTAGCAAAACTCTTTTTAAATAACTTATATGGAAAACTCAGTAGTTCGGATATATCCTCTTTCAAAGTGGCAAGGGAGAAGGATGATGGCTCACTAGGTTTTACAACATTTGAAGAACACGAAAAGAAAGTTATGTATATCCCGATAGGCTCAGCTATAACAAGTTATGCTAGAAATTTTACTATTAGAGCGGCACAACAAAACTATAAATATTTTGTATACGCTGACACGGATAGCATACATTGTTGCACTACAAAGAAAAATATTAAAGGAATAAAAATACACCCCTCTAATTTTTGTTGTTGGAAGCTCGAGAGCTTTTGGGATGAGGCTATTTTTGTTCGACAGAAAACATATATTGAGCATGTTACGCATGAAGATGAAGAACCAATTAATGAGTCATACTATAATGTAAAATGCGCTGGTATGCCGGATAGGTGTAAAAATTTATTTCTTAAATCAATGGAGGGCGTGACGGAAGAAGAACTAGAGAAATATCCCACAATTCAACAGGAATTTTTGAAAACAAAGAGAAGGCTTGCTGATTTTAAACAGGGGTTGGAAGTATATGGAAAACTTAGACCCGTAAGAATAAGGGGAGGAATAGTATTACAGGAGACAACATATAAAATGAGATAAAAATGTTTCACGTGAAACATAACAAAAGAGACAGAATAAATTCTGTCTCTTTAATATATCTATAACGTTAATTCTTAATGCATGGGTAGGCATACACCCAACAACAAAGATGTGTCTTATATTTCAAAGAGCCTTTCACAACAATGTTACAAAAATAACTAACGCAGATACCATTAATAATAAGCTAAAGCCTTGAGAATGCACTCTTTACAATCAAGCGAATAAAATCTAAAACAACCTTTATCAAAGAAGTATCTCATATAGTCAATTAGCCAACCGTTATTTTTGAGCATTACATAATTGATATTGTGGTCATTCGTTGTAACAGAAATTCTTTGTTTAAAATCAGTATCAACTTTTTTGTCACAGTAAACTATACTTTCCTCTTCAAACATTTTAACGGCATACTCTTCACCCATATATTTAAGCGTACATAAATACCGACTCTGTCCCTTCATTTTTTCAATGAAAGCATTATTATCATTGAGGTAGACATTCTGTGACGCATATGCTACATAATTAGATTTGTTAAAAGCTCTATTGAATAGAGAACTTTCTTGTAACTTAGAAGCACTTTTATTATAACCTTGTTCAAGAACAAAACCATCGCCACGTAAAAACTTGACGTCGGGTGTGAGTCTCTCAGTAATATCTAATGCTGAGTAATAAGGGTTTAATAGCGACACAGTGTTTGAAATCATTATTACGGGAACATATCTAACTTGGCTATTATTACCTCTTGCTATTGAAGTATGAATACTTATAAATTTACTAACTTCATCAGCACAATAATGATTAGTTTCGGACTGAAATTCATCAAGAAGTATTCTTGATACATCACTCAGATAATGAGAATATTTTTTTACTTTATCCGCACAATTTAGTGCGACAGCGTAGCCACAGGATTTTCCCTCATCCTCTTCATCGTATGCACTGCATAAAAATAACTCATACATTTTACTATTACCAATTTGCACAGACTTCATTGTGTAGGCCGAGAAAAAAAGAGTGTGTATATCCTTAAAGAATTTATCCGCGGAGTCCTTTAACTCGTCTTGAAATCTGTACAGTAGACAAAATTTCTCATTATACTTCAAAAAGCGATTAATTAGATACCTATTAAAATATGTAGTTTTTCCAGCACTTCTATTTGACGTTGAAATATAAATTTCGGGTACATTTCCGTTAATATCTTTCATGCTTAATAGCTTAGTGCCATCATAGTATTTTATTTCATTCATTTATCCACTTCCTTTAGTTTATTATATCAAATTATCCACAATTTGTCAAATTAATGTTGATAATTTGTGGAAAATATGATATAATAAGAAAAAAAGAAAGGAGGTCACTATTATGATTAATGACTTATCAACATTAATTTCCACGCTTGGTTTTCCCATAGGAATGTGTTTAATTATGTGTTATTACATTAACAAAATTAATGACGCACATAAGGAAGAGACAGACAATTTTGCGAAAGCACTCAACAATAATACAGTCGTGCTTCAAAAACTTTGTGATAAGCTTGACAGTGAGGTGAATACCAATGACAAGTAGTGATATTGTAACAGTGGCAAGAACGTACCTTGGGAAGCCCTATGTGTGGGGCGGAGAGTCTGAGTCTGAGGGTGGATATGACTGTAGTGGTTTTGTATATTCTGTACTTAATAAGTGTGGCATGAAAGTACCAAGAACTACAGCTCAAGGCTACTCAGCATTAGGCAAAAAAGTAACAAATATTCAAAGTGCTGATTTACTTTATTTTGGTAAATCAACCAAGAGAATTACTCACATAGCAATTGCTATTAATGGTGCACAAATGATTGAGTCGATAGGAAATAGTAAAAACACAAAAACAAACAAGGGTAAGGGTGTTTCAATTACTAATATTTCTCACCGAAACGACTTATTACTTGTTAAAAGAATTGTTGATTTTAAAAAGGAGAAATTATCAAATATGTCTTTATTGAAAAAAGGTACTAAAAATAACGATGTTACTGTATTTGAAATACTAATGTCAAAGTTAGGATATTATACAGGCTCAATTGATATTACCTATGGTAAAGGGTGCGTATCTGCATGTATTAATTTTCAGAAAGACCATAATCTTTTACAGGACGGCGAGTGTGGTAACAATACATGGAAATCACTTCTTAGTGAGGTAATTTAATGTCATGGGTAGTTATTGAAGGTACTAGGAAGTATCTGACACAAGCGCAGATGGAAAATAACGCTGTAGAGTTTAACGCTTATTTTACTGGAAAATACACACTTGAAAGTATCTGTGGTATGCTAGGGAATGTTCAGAGAGAAAGTACCTTAAACCCAGCGTTAAAAGAAACAGTAAGTATATCTAGTGGGTGGGGGCTAATTCAGTGGACACCATCTTCAAACCTCACTGACTACGCAAGCGCTCAAGGTAAGGATTGGAAAGATGGCAACTTACAGTGTCAACTTATTAATGCCGAAGTACTTGAAGGCTATGGCGGCCAGTGGATACCGACTAAAAGTTATCCTTATAGTGGTTTAGAATTTTCTCAACTAAGGGATGTTGAAGAAGCAGTCAAAGCTTACTGCTTTGAACGTGAGCGCGCTGGTGTTGTAGCACTTGATGAAAGAATACAAAATGGAAAGAAATGGTTCGAGTATCTTAGTGGTGCGCCTCTACCGCCCACACCCCCCACACCGCCCACACCATCAACAAGAAAACATTTACCTATTTACATGATGTTGCGCAGACGATTTTAAGGAAGGAGAATGATAATGGCTAAATTATCAAAAGACGAACTAATCGAAAAAGTAAAAAAATATGTCGGTGATAGAACGGATGACGAAACAATTGAGATTATTGAGGATATATCCGACTCAATCGACTCGTCCGATGCTGACGAGTGGAAGAAGAAATTTGAAGAAAATGACAAAATGTGGCGGGACAAATATATTTTAAGGTTTTTTGAAAAAAATGACGAGGAAAATGAAGACACTACAGACGAGGATGATGAGAAGGAATATAAAACATTCGAGGATTTATTTGAAGAGGAGGAAAAATAATGGCAAAAAGAATAGCAAATAGCACTTTAAATGCTACAACACTCGACATTTTAAATGTTATCAGACAAAATGCATCATATGACTATCAGCAGAATATACCTGTTGTTAATAAAGCGAGTGATATTCCTAAAGTAGGTGAAATTATTTATGGTACACCCGCTTTTTCAAATCAGTTTATTAATGCTTTAGTAAACAGAATTGCAATAGTTAGAGTACAGAGTGCAACCTTTAATAACCCTTATAGCATTTTGAAAAAAGGATATTTGGAATTTGGCGAAACAGTAGAGGACATTTTTGTTTCTATTGCTAAAGCTGTAGATTATACACCCGAGAAAGCCAGTGAACGTGAATTTAAGCGTACGTTACCCGATATTAGAAGTGCTTTCCATACAATGAATTGGCGAGTAATGTACTCAGTTACTATACAAGATGAAGATTTAAGACAGGCTTTTCTAAGCGTTGATGGTGTTACGGATTTAATTGCTAAGATTGTAGACAGTGTATACACAGCCGCAGAGTATGACGAGTTTTTACTCTTTAAATACCTTTTAATTAAGGCTATTTCACATGGTAAAATGAAGTCAACAGCTATTGAGAGTGGCACAGATTTAACTGCATCTGCTGTAGCATTTAGAAGTGCTTCAAATATTTTACCATTTATGAGTAGTGAATACAACGAAGCAAATGTTAAAACAAACACACCAAAAAGCAGACAGATTATTTTCATGGATGCTAAATTCAATGCACAGTATGACGTTAATGTTTTGGCGAGTGCATTTAATATGGATAAAGCAGACTTCATGGGTAGACTGTTTTTGATTGATAACTGGACTGATTTTGACAACGAGCGTTTTGACATTATCAGAGCAAATTCAGATGGTATTGAGGAAATTACATCCGCAGAACTTGCACTGTTAAATGATGTTAAAGCAGTACTTGTTGATGAAAACTGGTTTCAAGTTTATGACAACAATAATAAGTTTACTGAGCACTATGTAGCTAGTGGGCTTTATTGGAATTATTTTTATCATGTATGGAAAACAGTTTCAAGCTCGCCTTTTGCAAATGCTATTGTATTTGTAGATAAGAACGCAGTTATTGCATTGCCTGACTCATTAACTTGCAAGTGTATTAATAAAGATGTCTCTGATGAAGCTATTGTTTTAGCTTTAAATGCTGACACAGACGAAGCAAGTCTTAAACCGAATAGCGTACATTTTGTACAGACGGATGATCTTACAACAAAGGGAATTGCTGTACAGAAATATGGTGTTGTAATAATTCCTAAGAGTGCATTCGGAGAGAAGGTTACTATTGTAGCAGAGATTGAAGACACAAAATATACTGGGACAGCTACGATAAGTAATACAAATGTGAATGATACTCTTATATTAAGTAATGGGACAGCTACGATAAGTAATACTTAAGTAAAGGGATGATGAACAATGAACATAGTACCCGATAGTGAGGTGTACATGCTGAGTGGAGTACCACTTTCCACTCAGCAGAAACACACAATTTATTTTTCAGATAAGAAAACACAGGAAAATTATTTTATTAGTAAAGCCAAAAAACATTTTGCTCGGGTAACTTACAATAGAGTTAATAAGGGTAAATGTCGTTTACAGGCTACAGCAGATAGCTTATATGACTGTAATTATATGATGTTTCAAAACTCAGCTTTTAGCACACGATGGTTTTATGCGTTTGTGACAGGGATTGAGTATATTAACAATGTTACCGCCGAGATAACCTTTCAAATTGATGTTTTGCAGACTTACTGGTTTGACATCGAAAGAAAAGAATGCTTTGTTGAAAGAGAACATTCAGTTAGTGATAAAATTGGTGAGCATATCTTACCCGAAAATGTCGAGTGTGGCGAGTATGTTTACAACGGTGACGCTCAGTTAATCGGACTAGGCTCTTTAAGTACTTGTACCATGGTACTACTTGCCACAACAGGGGGGTATCTATACGATGGTGTTTATAGTGGCTATCAAATAAAAGCCTTTGCTAACACAGAAACAGGCAGTAATAATCTCACTAATTTTTTAAATCAGTACTTAACTACTCCCGAAAATATATTAGCTCTTTACACATGTCCTACAGATATACTACCTGTTAATGTTACGGACGAAGGTGTTAATATTACATTTACAGGGAACACCAACCCATTAAATGTTACTGGTGTACCAATTAGTAATACTGACTCAATAAATGGCTACACACCGCGAAACAAGAAACTATATACTTATCCATTCAATTTTAATGAAGTAAGAAATAATTGCGGTCAAACATTAACCCAACGCTATGAATTCTCAGAAAATCTTACACCATATTATAACATAGTTGGTAACATGACAATGCCAGTACAAGAAGTGCTAAGACTTGACCGATACAAGTCCACAGAAACCACAGGCACAGGCAGAATGGATATGACAGAAACAATCACACTTGACAGCTTCCCTTTATGTTCGTGGAATGTAGACGCATTTAACGCGTGGGTTGCTCAAAATGCTGTACCAATTACAATCAACGCTATTCCGTCCGCCGTTCAAACTGCTACGGGAATGATTACTGGACAGTCAAGTAACTCAGCACTGGGTAGTGTGCAAAATATATTAACAAGTGCTTATACAGCGAGTATCTCCGCTAATGATGTAAAGGGTAATTATGCAACTAATAATGCACTATTCGGTAAAGGACAAGTGTGTTTTGAAGCTCAACGAAAGTCTATCACTGCTGAGTATGCAAAGGCCATAGATAAGTATTTTGATGTGTTTGGCTATGCCTGTCATACAACTAAAATACCTAATGTCTCAAGTAGACCACATTGGAATTATACAAAAACTGTTGATTGTACAATAGTTGGCGGTGCACCTAGTGACGATATAGCCTTGATTGAAAGTTATTTTAACAGTGGAATAACGTTTTGGAAACATCCTAGTGAAGTTGGTAATTATTCACTTGATAATTCAGTTTAGAAATAAGGGAGATAAAAAATGAGTAAAGCAAGAAAAGCAAGACGAAGCAAACAGAGAACAGCTTTTAGTGACAGTGTATTTTATCAACTTTACACGTTTGACCAATACTTAGATTTATTTACAGAAATCGCAATAAGCTCGTTTGAATGGACTGGACTACCTAGTACTGTAGATGCTAGATTTATTGAAGTTGGACTGTACGAAAATAAAGCTATGCTGTATTTTAATGATGACGTTATGGGTAATCTATGCTTGCGTGTTGAGCTAGGTGGACAACTTGACGTTTATAACATACCATTATATAGACGTGCTTATGCTTCTAATGGGTATCAGCGTAACTGTAGTCGCGATGATAGTGTTATTATATGGGATAACATGACCCATTGGTGCTGTAAAAATAAGATGTCAATTTATGCTAAAAGGCTGGCTGAGCTTGATGCAAGTATCGATATTAACTGTAAAGCTCAAAGAACCCCCATTTTAATTAAAGGGAGTGAACAACAACAATTAGCTCTTCAAAATGCATATATGCAGTTTGATGGCAATCAACCTGTTATTTTTGGAAGTAATGATTTCATGGAGGCGGATGGCAGTTCGTTTGGTGTGTTCACAACTGGTGCACCGTTTGTCGCAGATAAGCTATATGAGTTAAAGGTTAATCTATGGAATGAAGCTCTCACTTACTTGGGTGTAACTAACATTAGTATTCAGAAAAAAGAACGTATGATTAAGGACGAAGTGCAGAGACTACAAGGCGGTGTAATGGCTAACAGATATTCGAGAGAATTTGCAAGGCAACAGGCTTGTGAACAGATTAACAGAATGTTTGGTACTCAGATAAGCTGTCACTTCCGTGATGTATTCAATCAGATTGATGACAGGAAGGAGGATATTGACGGTGAGTAAATACACAACACAAGTTAGATTTATTTGTGAAACATGTGCAAATTTAACAGTGTCCACAGGGTTTAATGCCATTGAAGATATACTGGATAAGTCTTGGAACAAAATTTTTACCGACTTCCCTATTTTTGATGAACAATACCGCCCTGTGCTTTGTAAAAAGATTTTAAGACATTACTACACAAGAGAGATTTGTTGCGAAACTCTAGGTAGATGGAAGTTGTTTCTTGCTGATAAGATGAATAACATAATGCCTTATTATAACCAACTTTATCAGAGTGAATTGTTAAAAATCCAACCGTTTGTTAGCGTGGACAGGAGTGTTACGCATGAAGGCTCAGGAAGCGAAACCAAAACCACTAACAGAAGTGGTACTAACAATAGCTCTTCAAGAACTGACGGAAACACTAATACTTGGAGCTATTACAGTGATACACCACAGGGCAGTATTGATGGACTTGACAGTAACGATTATTTAACAAATGCCACACATAATGTGGGTACAGATAGTACGAATAGTACGCTAAACGGTAGCACTACTGATAACGAGACAGGAACGGGAAATAGAAGTGACAGCTATGTTGACAAAGTTTTAGGTTATGAAGGTAATCAATCAGAAATGTTACTAAAGTTTAGGGAAACCTTTCTAAACATTGACATGATGATTATTAATGAACTTAAAGATTTATTCTTTACTTTATGGTAAAGAGAAAGAGAGGTAAAAATGAATTATTCTGATTTAAAACCATTTGAATTTTGGTGCCAAAAAGTGTTACCGTTAGCATATGATGATAGCCTGAGTTATTATGAGCTATTATGTAAAGTTATTGACTATCTAAATAAAACAATAACAGATGTAACATACTTGCATGACGAATTTGTTAAACTAAAAGATTTTGTTGATAACTATTTTAAAAATTTGGATGTACAACAGGAAATTAACAAGAAACTTGATGAAATGGCAACAGATGGAACACTAACTGCTATACTATGGGGTAAAATTGGTATTATAATACCTTTTTATTTCGGTGCTAAGGGTGATGGCATAACTGACGATAGCGAAGCAATCCAAAAATGCTTCGACTATTGTGAAAACAATCCGAACCATATTATTGAACTAGGCGGATTAAAATACAGAATAACTAAAACAATAAATGTCGGTAGAATATGGAACACAACTATTCAAAATGGAAATTTGTTAGCTGACAATGAAGCCATGGAGTGTATATTACAATTTCCTAAAACTGATTTTGATACACCTCTACCTGATACTAATATTAGAGTAGTTAATAATATTAAAATTAATAATGTGGTGTTTGATTGTAATAGTAAATGCGGTGGGGTTAATTTATATGGATTTCTAAAGTTCTATACAAATAATTGTTATTTTTTAAATCATAAAAATTATGGCCTATCTACTAATAGAGCAGACGCACACGAACTTACTATTGACAAATGCTTTTTTGATGATACGGCACCACTAAATAGTATAGCCATACTCATTAATAATAGTGATAATTATATCCTAAATAGCATTATTAAGGGAGGCTCTATAGGAATTAAAATAACAAATTCTCAACACTTTAATTACATTGATAACATACACATATATAGCGTTAGTAATAAAAGCGAGGGAATAATACTTGACTATGCTTGTAGTAATAATCCAATTAATAACATTTATATGGATGGATGCGGTATTACTTGTAACTCAAATTATGGTCATTTATTAAAAAACTTGACTTTTTTAGAGCCTAAAACAGATTTATTTACCTTTACTGCTAATACTCAGGTGGATGGAATAGAAATTAGCAATTGCAAGGTATATACATTAAGTATTCAAAAGGATGTTAAAATATTTAATATTCCTAATTTTGAAAATAATTTACCAACCTTAGATAACAATGTTGATATAACAATACAGGGTGGTCACGTTATAAATAATAGTTATTTATTAACCGTTGATAAACATATAAATCCATATAATATTTTTAATGTTGATAGTACAAATATAAAATATGAGTTATCGCAGAATGGAACAAAGTTATTACCTAATCCACAATCCCAGTATAACATCAGCGTAGTTAATGGACAATTAGTTGTAAATTCCTTTGACAATAATGGTTATCATTGGTACGGTTATGAAGTTAATCTTGAACATGATACAGAATATTTTATACAAGACATGTTGTTAAATAATGGTGGAAATTTAAAAATAGTCGGTGTTGCAGGTGACTTGTCAACACAGCAGGATACTACTATATTATGCTCTAATAATATTAAGCAATATTATAATAGATTTAATAGTGGAAATTATGCACACTATTTAGTAATAGGTTATAGTAATAGTTCATTTCCCAAAATACTAAAAATAAAATAATATTCTGCTCAAATTAAGTACAGGCTCGTTCCCCCGAAGGGGAACGAGCCGTCGACGGTTTAAGGTGGTATGCCTACCGACCGCTTCTTTTTATCTTTCTTTGTTCTTGTAATTATTATACC